TCAGCACTGATGTAACTATTGGTGGGCAGGTAACTTCTAATATTATTGTTGGCACAGGCAAGTCAGTTGGCATAGGAACCACAAATCCAACAAGTGCTCTTACAGTAAAAGGAAATACTTCTCTTGAGACTTTAAATGTTTCTGGTGTTTCTACATTCTCAAACACCATAGTAGTTGGCACTGGTAAGTCATTAACCTTTGGTGAAGCAGGAGCAAATTACTTAAAACTTTACTCTGACGGCACAAATACTTACATTAAACAAGATAATGTTGGTAAATTGTTTATTGATGCCACAGGTGCTCAGAGAACATTAGAAATAATTGATTCTCAAGCATCGCAGACAATGGCAAAGTTCCTTGGAAATGGAGGAGGAGTAGAACTTTATTATAATAACTCCAAAAAATTGGAAACTATCGGTGCTGGAGTAACAGTCACTGGAACCATTTTTACAAATCAACTGAATGTGTCTGGGATTTCTACTTTTAATGGAACAGTAAACTTTAATTCTGCAAATATTAGTGGTGATTTAACCTTTGCAAATGCTAACGGTGACATATACTTAAAAGATAATGGAGTTATTAATTTTGGTGATGGTAATGATTTACAAGTATTCCATAATGGTTCTGTAAGCGTTATCCGTGATGGTGGAACTGGTGGATTATTAATTGATTCTGATAATGAAATTAAACTTGCAAAGAACGGAACTGGTAGTGATACTTTAGCAATCTTTACCCCAGATGGTTCAGTAGAACTTTATTATGATAACTCTAAGAAATTTGAAACTCTTGGTGTTGGTGTAACAGTCACTGGAACTACATTTACCAATCAATTAAATGTTTCTGGTGTTTCTACTTTTAGTAATAATGTAACAGTTTCTGGTATTGTAACCACCAGTAGTGTTCTTGTTTCTGATAACGGTAGCATTAATGGTTCTCTATTAATTGATAATCTTTCAAATTCATACACCGAACTGACTTGGAAAAGATCTGATACTGGTTTAGATGGACCAAAAATTTATGGTATATATGATGTTCTGAATATACTTAATTCTTCGGCGAGTGGAAGTGTTATTATAAATTCACATGCTGCTTTTTATGCAAATGGAAATGTAGTTTTTAATAACGCTGCAAATGGAACAACAACGTTATCAAATGGAGTTCAGATTACTGGTTTAACTTCAACAACATCGTTAAATGTTGGAACTGGTGGAACAGTTATTACCACAACTAGTGCTGGATTGGTTGGCATTGGAACCACAAATCCAACACAAAAACTTGAGGTATCTGGAAGTGTCAAAGTTGGTATCAATACATCGCAAGGTGTCATTTTGACTTCACCAAACGATACAAAGTATCAACTCTTCGTTGAAGATGATGGTACTTTGAAGACCGTCGCTGTCTGATAAATAAAGTTATAAGGAGAAATCAATGGCCGAGATAAAGAACAGAGAACTATCGCAGTTTAGTTCCTTCTTACACATTAATAAGTAAAACACTTTCTAATTATCTTGGAGAGAGTATTCTGCTACTCTCCCCTTTTTTAGTATTATCATCAACATACTGTGAGGAGAATCCATAAGACATAATTCTTCTAATATCGTCAATAGCAGTCTGTAAATATCTTGGTCTTAAGATATAGATGTTTCTTTTCTTATCATTCTGTTGGATTTCATATTCATAAACACTCACCATTTTTACAGGATTTTTAGTAATATAAGAACCAGAACTCCCTACAATTCTTGTAGAGTTGATTCTTAATTTTGCAGAATCAAATGTTTGATTAGTAGAATCAAACTTATAATAAACTTTTGTTTCTTCAATTCCAAGATTGGTATCAAAGTATCTAACTGTAAAATTAGAATCAACAATCTTACCAGCAGGAACAATCATCTTACCTCTGGAATCAGTCACTAATGTAGTTTCATAGTGATGTGCTGATGCTAACTCTGCTTCTGTATATTTTCTTTCCAAGTAGTTAGAAAACTCTGCATCAGACAGTGGCCATTCAGTTCTTATGTTGAGGATATTGTTTGAGATTAGAACAACCCAATCATAGGTAGAACTTCCATAAACTTTCTCTGCTACTTGGTCAGGACGTTCTTCACCAACAATCTTATACTTTGTAAAGGTAGTAGCATTCTGAAAGAAGTCGTCACGAATCTTTGCTCTTCTAAACAGGTTCTTGACTCTTGCATAATCATATGCAGAGTTTCTGTTTGTTTGTTGTGACTGGTAAAGTAAGTCTGATACTTCTCTGAAATAAGTCATCCTCCCCCCCTCCTGTTTCGTGGTCGTGGTCTATTTGGTGGATCAGGATCTCCTGGTTTTGGTGGTGGCACCAAAGGACCTGCTGCTGGTGTTTTATTAGGTCCAATATCATCTTGATTATCATCATATTCATCATTAAATATTGGAGTCAATTCAGTAAATCCTAATTGTATTATTACTGATACTGGTTGTGACCCACCAGCAGCAGGGTCTGTATATGCTGCATAGAAACCATCTGGAGTATAATTGACTGCAAAGGAAACTAATGCACAAGTTTTTATTTTTCCAATACTTTTTAACTCACTATTTCCTGATTTAAATTGTAACTTGAAAACATTTGGAGTTCCTAAAAAGAATGATGTTTCTTCTTTTATACCTTTTCTGGGGGACATTCCTTGTTTAAAAAATCTTATAATTCTTCTAATTTGATCTGCTTCTCCTTTATCTCTTGGAGTCATTTTAAATTGAAATCCAAACTGCCTTAACTTTGGTCCATTAAAAAGGAGTTCTAAATTAGGGTTGATTGCAGCACCAGTAGATCTTGTAATAAATGCTTCTGGATTTACTTGTACTCCAAGTTTTCCTACTATTCCAGCAGCTGCCTTGACAGTTAAAAATTGTCTTGCCCTTGTCCCTACTCCTTCACTTTTAAGAAAACTTTCAAGTGTTGTCAATCCTTCTTTTATTTGACCAAGATTTGCACCTGCTACTCCTGCTGTTACATCTCCCAAAGCTCCCATAGCACCAGCTGCTATATTACTTAAACTATCTTCTCCCCACCCAACTGAATTTGTTTCTGAAATATCATTAGGCATAGGCAATGTTACAGAACCCACAACATTTTTTAAAGATTTATCTTCGTTTTTTTCTCCGAGTACGTTGTTAAAATTACCCTCTCTTTGAAGGACACCAGATCTTTTATATTGAAATTGCGTAATAATGATTCTATCTTGTCCAGAATTTATTGAGTCTGGATACTTTAAAGGTCCAAATGATTTTCTTTGTTCAAAATCACCAGGGTTAAATGGTTTCAATCCTCCTATTGTTTCGTCTGCTGCTGTTCTTGGTGGTTGTCCTGCTGGTGGTGTTGCAGGTGCTGGTTGAGTTCCTCCACGCTGAAAATCTCTCCCAGATGGTAGTTTTCCACCAACTGCAGCAGCAGCAGCTCTTACATCATTAATAATAAGAGCTGCAAAAGGCTCTGCTGGCATTTGAGCTGATTGTGGCAAGTTTGGATCAAAAAATTGAAGAACAGACTGTCCATAGTTAGTGAACACTAAAGAAGATTTTCCATCACTGTCCTTTATTAAGCCCATTAAAACTTTTCCTCCAGGACCTTGTTGCACTAATTCAACATTACCATTTGTAGGATCATATCTTAAATCTGCAGGAACTGCAGTCAAATTAGCTTTATAAACAAGACCTGGATAATTTGATTTTAAAATACGAGATGCCATCTTATCTACCCCACACCTTGTTGGAAGGAATTGGTATCTCTACCCCACCCAAATCCCTTACAAATTCTTCTACTGGTAATAGACACATGGTTTGCCATTCTTGTTGTGCTAATATCAAGTAAGGACTTCTGACCTCTGATATCAAGTATTTATGTGCTCCTTTCCTAAAACTTGGAATCTTATCTTCTGATAAACTCATTACCAATCCCATGCGTTCTTCTGGTGAATAGTAATGTAAATTGACTGCAAAGAAAGACCTCTCATCCATTTCCAATACAAATGCCAGAGGATACTTATCATAGTAAGGTAAGTCCTGACGCCACTTTGCTTTGTATTGATAGAACATCAGGTTGAATAATCTTGGAAATGTTGTAGATAAATTTTTATCTCGTTCTAATTCATCACCAATCTCATCAGACCTTTCATCTGTGATTAATTTTCTTGGTGCAAATTCTACTAATTCCTTTCTATACCAATCCTTTGATTGTTTTTTGCCACCAGAACTTTCTTGAACTTGTTCAAAGATAGTTTTATACGCCAAGATTATCCTCCGTTAATATTTGGAACTCCCATCTTCTATCAGCACAAAACTCTTTTGCTGCTTCCCACTTAGCCTGGTTCTTGGCATACTCCTTTATCTCATACATTTGTTTTTGAGTCACACGCTTTTGTGGTTTAGGACCTTCAACCTGTCTTTTAGGTTTTACTTCGATCAAACTTTCTTTGATGATTCCTTCTGTTGTTTTGTACTTGATGTAGAAGTCAGGAAAATATTTGTGAACTCTTCTGTCTAATGGAGATAAGTATGGTATCCAAATTTCTTCACTGGACCATTTAAGAATATTTTCATTCATGTCACAGTAATACATAAACTTCCTTTCCCACAAGGACCTGTAAATGATATTGTTTGAGTCACCAATATACTTTTTGGGATTGGATGGTTTATATATCCCCTTATAGCTCATACATATAATATAGACACTCCAAGTATTTAGATGGCAGTTCCATACAAGAATTTGTATTATACAACTGATGAACTTATATCAAGGTTTAAGCCTTCTCTGTCTAATTATTTTGATGTTTACATCAACTCATCATTTGGTGGTGTGAGTAATGATGACATAAACTTTCTTGCATATGAAGCAGTCATTCCAGGAACTTCTTTGGAGACAACACAAGTTTTTGGTGATAGACAAGGATTGACTCAGACATATGCTAACAAAAGAGTTTATCCTCCTGTTGATGTTAGTTTTTATGTTGATTTTGATTATAAAGTTTTAGAGTATTTTGAACAGTGGATATCTTCAATATGTCCAAATCTTGGTGTAAGAGGAGATTCTTATCAAAAGTTTAATTATCCAAGAGCTAATAATACTGGGTATAAAAAACAAGTTATTATCACTAAATTTGAAAAAGACTTTAAATCTCCATCAGATAGATTAATTTCTGGGGGAACAATAAATGAACCAAATCAAACCATTTATACATTATTAGAAGCATATCCAACAAATCTTATTTCACTTCCTGTTTCTTATGAAGGTGCTAATTTGTTGAGAACAACTGTTACATTTAATTATGATGTGTATCATTATGAAAATAAAGTTTTAGGTACTAGAACAGTTTATGGTCCTGATGGTTTAGCAAGCAATTCAAGTGCTCAACCTGGAACAGATTCTGCACAACAACAAGCAGCAGGACAAACAACAACACAAGGTCCTTCAAGATCTACAATTAATCAAACAGTAGCAGAACTTAAAGCTATGCAAGAAGCTTCAAGATTAAGACAAGCAGGATTTAGTCCTGGACTTGGACAATCTGGAAGATATGGACCTGGATTTTAATCAATAAATAGTCACAACTGAACTTTATATTTCAAGATGCCTTTACCAATAGTTGCAACTCCAACTTATGAGTTGACGTTACCATCAAATAAAAAGACAATTAAGTACAGACCTTTTCTTGTCAAGGAAGAGAAGATTCTTATCTTGGCTATGGAAAGTGGAAGCACAAAAGAAATTACTAATGCTGTCAAAAATACATTAAAGGATTGTATTTTGACAAGAGGAATTAAGATTGATACTCTTCCAAGTTTTGATATTGAATACTTGTTCTTACATATCAGAGCAAAGTCAGTTGGTGAATCAGTAGAATTGATTGTTACTTGCCCTGATGATAATGAAACACAAATTGAGGCAACAGTAGATATTGATCAGATTGAAGTTGTGATTCCAGAGAATCATCAATCTGAAATTAAAGTTGATGACAACATTACTATCAAGATGAAGTATCCATCACTTCAAGAGTTTATTGATAATAACTTTGATTTCTCTGCACAGAATAGCAGCAAAGATACTATTGATAAGTCATTTGATATTGTTGCTTCTTGTGTTGATATGGTTTATACCAAAGAAGATTCTTGGTCTTCTGCTGATGTAACAAGAAAAGAGTTGATAGAATGGTTACAGACATTTGATTCTAATCAATTCCAAGGTGTTGAAACCTTCTTTAATACTATGCCTAAACTTTCTCATACTCTTAAAGTCACCAATCCAAAGACTGGTGTTGAGAGTGAGTTAGTATTGGAGGGTCTGTCCAGTTTTTTCGGATAGTTCTTGGTCATGAGGATTTAGAGTCCTATTACAGAGTTAATTTTGCCTTGATGCAGTATCATAAATACTCATTGACAGAGATTGAAAATATGATTCCGTGGGAACGCGAAATCTACTTGGCACTTCTTGAAAATCACATCAGAGAAGAAGAGGAAAAAGCAGCTAAGGCAAATAGATGAATCCAGAAGATTTTAGTTACTTTCAATCAAGAGTAACCAGATTTATTTCAGGTTCAAATTCTGGAATTAAATTTGGATCTTCTGTCACGCCAAGATATACAAGGCTCTCAAGCATCATTCCAGGAAGGGCATTACCTCAACAAATTTTAAATAAATCAACATCTGGTGATAATTTGGATACTTCATCAGGTGGAGTATCTGCATTAGGAAGAGTTACATTAAACCTTGAGCAGACAAAAAATAATTTAGAAAGAATTTTTCAAGTTATTGCTGATGATTATAAAAGTTCAAAAGAACAGAATAGAAAAGAAATAGATGAGTATAGAAAGAGAATTGCAAATAGAGGTAGAATATTTGGTAAAAGAGAATTAGGTGATAAGAAATCTGATGTTTTAGGGACCATTAAAAAATATGTAGGGTCATTTTTCAGTGGAGCAGGTGGAGCAATTAGAGCTCTTGCCATGTTTAATTTGTTGCAAGGTCTTCTATCTGGTGACCCATCTAAAATTATTGGACCTCTTCTTGGTATTGGATTGACATACATTCCAAGTATTATAGGTGGAGTTATTGGTAGTGTAATTGGAGGTGTTGGAAAATCATTAGTAGGTAGAATGTTTGGTGGTGGGGCAAGGGCAGCAGGAGGTGTGGCAGAGGCAGGAGCAGGGGCATCAAAGTTAGGTAAGTTAGGAAAGTTTGGTGGTAAGGCAGCTCTGATTGGTAGTGGTCTTGCATTAGCAAGTGGAATGTTTAATAAACCACAGGAAGAAGATCAACAGCAACAACGTCTTCAACAACTTACAGAACAACAAAAAGGATCAGTTGCACCTCAAAGTTTAGGACCCATACCAGGAAGTGAATTGAGAAGATTTGATAATTTAAATAAAAAGTTTGAGGAAGCACTTGATTTCTTATTAAAGAAGCAGAAAGAAGGTGGAACTGCTCAAGGAAGAGGATCTGGTGGTGGAGGAGGTGGTGGTCCTGGACTCACTCCCCCACCAACTGGTGAGATAAGTGGCAATCAACAACAAATTGAATCTCAAATGTTTGATTATCTTAAACGAAATTATGGAGAAAATGTTGCTTATGGTATGTTGTCCAATGCAATGAGGGAAAGTGGTTATAGAACTAATGCACCAGAGGGTGGTTTTTTTGGAATGTTTCAATTAGATAAAAATAGAGAAGCAAGATTTAAGGAATGGGCAAAATCTAAAAATCTTGATCCAATGAGTCATCAGGCTCAATTGCAGTATGGGGTTATAGAAGCACAACAACTTGGAACTTTAGATAGAATGAAAGCAGCAAAAACACCAGAAGATGCTGCAAGTCTTTTTTATAATGAATTTGAAAGAGCTGCTTATAGCAAACCCATTGTTGGTTCTGCATATACACCTGATAATCCACATGAACAAAAAAATAGAAGATTTTTAAATGATATAAGAAATAGACAATCACAAAGACAACCTGGTACAATTCCTGGAGCACCTCCAGCTCCAATTTTACCTTCTGCATCTAGACCAGCACCAGCAGCACCTAGGGCAGCAACCCCTAATGTGACTGTTCTTCCTGTTCCAGTAAATGCAGGAGGACAGCAACAAACATCTGCTGCATCACCAGCAAGCTCTATTGTTCCTGCAATTGACAC